ACCAAAGTTGATGAAGGTGATGTATTTAACGCAGTAACACTAGAAGACGGTGATGTGTTTAAAGCTACTAAAGTAAAAGATGGTGAAGTAGGTAGAGTTGCTACTGTCTTAGCCATTACCCACCTCTCATAAGTTGTATGCCTTTATCATAATCAGCTTGCAACTTAGCTTGTTGCTGAAGATAATTTTGATAAGCTTGAGCATTGTTTGCTAAATTTTGTCCATAAGCTTGTACTTCTGAGTTTACTTGAGCACTATACTTATTTAATTCAGCTAAAAATTTTTGTACTAAATCATCGTTATTTTGGATAGTTGCTTGCAATCCATTAGCTTTGTTTTGCAATGCTAGTGCTTGGTCTTGAGCTTTATTAAACTTAGCCACATCTGTAGCCTGAGCAGATTCTTGTTGTGCATCAGCCGCATCTATCTGAGCCTGTCTTAAAGCTACCTGTAAATCAGCTTGTTTTTTTGCTAATTCAGCTTGAACATTTGCTTGATACCTAGCATTATCTTTGTTAAATATATTTAATTGGTTTTGCAAAGCAGACCTATAAGCATCTATATAAGAATTAAGTTTTCCTAACTGCAACTGAGCAAGTTCTGTATCTTCATCTGTTTCAATCATATCGCCTAAAACTTCCCACCAGTCAGTAACATCTATTTGGTCAGCATCTGTTCCAGAAGTACCTGCAGTAATAGTAGCTGTAATCTCTTCAGTTGCACCACCTACAACAGGTGCGGTATAAGAAGGTACATTCCCATCCATATCAGCTTTTGTTACAGAAGATGCGGTAACTGAGCTAACTGCAACAGCACTTGCATCTGCATTTGTAGCATCTGAATATGAAACAGTAGCTAAACTAGGTGCACTTGGTGCTGATGCAGATATACTTAAATCTGATTTGATTAAGGTATTTAACTTATTACTTAATGCTTTTACAGAAGCGTACAATGGTACTAAGTATTCATACTCATCTGGAAAATTACTTATAGAAGAATCTCCAAAAGCTACTGTTGGGTTATTTACCTCTAAATACTTACAACTACCAGAAGCAGGCAAAGCATTTAGCTTACCATTATAAACATAGTACACAGGGTCTGTAGCTGTAGCCGCTATCATATCGTCACTATCTGATGCTCTACCTCTAAGTAATGCAGGAATCTCTCTGCATGGCTGGTCTATAGTACCATCGTTTCTAGTAACTGATATAACAGAACTAGACTCTAACGTTTCTGCTTCACTACCAACTGCTGTACTTGTAAATGTATCTTCAGTTGCACAAAGAAACTTCAAAGACCTTGGCATCGCATTGATAACCTCAGCCGCACCATCAGTTAAAAACTGAGTTAATTCAGTTTGAGTAGGTGCACTACTACCATCTATTGATAAACTTGTTAATCCTTCTACTTGTGCTTCAAACGTTGCCATTAATTAACACCTGCCTGTCTTACTCTTTCTTTCCACACATTGTTTAACTTCTTTGTTTTTTCTTTTTTCATCTGGTCTATATGACTATCCATACTAACTTCAGAAAATTCTATGTCACTTCTCTTCCCAGCTTCACTCATCATATATAAGTTAGTTGTAAATATAGCTTCAGATGCTTTCTTACCACAAGCTCTGCAGTAGAACCATCTTTCAGGGTTTGGTTTTTTACAATGTACACAATTCATATTATTCCTTTTTAGATTCGGGGGCTACCCTTTATACGATAACCCCCACAGTTCTAATTACTGCTTAACTTTATTTATTCAGTTTATGCTACGCTTATTCCACCGTCTGCTTTGGTTTGACCTGAAACATAATAGTTTTCACCATCGCACCAAATGTCTATAAAGTCTCCTTGGACAGCTACGCCATCTGCAAAGGTTATAGTTGTACAACCAGCACTATATGGGCCATCGTCGTTTGTGTCAACTTCTAGCTCATTAATACCATTTACAATAATTACATCGGTGTCATCAGACGCTTTTTCTACAACTGTGTAAGAAGCGGAAGCAGGTGCGGCATCTACTACTATCTTGCAGTACCAACCAATACCAGCATCAGCAACAGCAGGTAAGGTAGTAGCAAATTCAGTAGCTGAATTAAGCATAAATATCTTACCACTATCTTTTTCTAAAAGCTGATATGCGGCTCCAAGCTTAACAACTTTTTTCTTATGTGCAAAAGTTGCTCCACTATTTTGTTCTAAGTAACTTGCTCTAGCCATTATTAAACTCCTTCTAAGTTGATTAAGTAGTGACTTTCAGGAAGAGAAACTTCCAATCCAGCCTCTGTTAAAATCATATCTTTGCGAAGGTCTTCATCAGCAGATTGAACATTAGTCATGATTTGAGTATCACGATTAACTCCATTACCTACCAATGGTCTGTAAGCTACATTATCCATATCAACCATACATAAGAAACCAGAAGCAAATCCTCTGAATAGAGGTTCCTTTACTAGATTCATTGTACCGTGGATAGTTTCTACTTGTAATACAGTATGACCAAAAGAACCTGTTGATTTTTCAATATTGTAACGAAGTTCGTTAGCAACAGACTGGTCAACAAAAGAAGTTGAACCAAGTTTATTAAAAAATGTAATTACAGGTAAACTAGCAAGAGCTAGCTTTGAGTCAGAACCTCCACGAGCAGGGTCATACACAACTTCAAAGTCAGATAGTAGCCTATCATATGTTAACTCAGAGGTTGCAGAAGACCTAAAATAAGGTGCACCTGCTGAATAAGATAATGCTGTATTACCAGTATTAGGTGTTCCGTTAGCGATAATATGTCCTGCAATACCTTCAGAGTACTGGACTCCTCCAACACTTGCACGCTGACCAAACAACATAGCACGCTCAATATCTACTTTATGTTCACGCAATTTAAGATTCCAAATTCTTTGGAACTCATCTGCGTATCCACGATAGCGAGTTGCTCTTGCTGTATTAGACATTTCACAAGCTGTTTTAAAGATTTGAGTATATCCAAAATCATTATCTAGCTCTTCAGAGAATACATCTGGTGCTCCAGAACCTTCTCCAAAAGATGTTCCGATAACGGTACACTTAGCATTGTCAATATCAACACTACCATCTGAACCTGAAATAGTTTTCATTTGTAAAGATGTAGTTGTTCCATCATCTTGAGGTGCTGATTCAATTCTAAGTATAACGGTATTTGGGGCATTAGCACCAGTCTCCTGACCTACTGCTACTACCATACCTTTAATTAGCCAATCTACTGAACCTCCACCGGATAAATCAACAGAGTAACTTGCTGAGCTTCCAGCGGCTGGGATAGTTACATCCCCGTTAAGTAAGAAAGAACGGTCTGTCATAGAAATCTTAGTTCTATCTTCTAAAAATCGGAATTGAGGGTCATCCGTAGGAACTTTGGCTACCTTAGAGAGATACACGAAAAAAGGTGATTCATCTGGGGCCAACTCCGCTACACGGTCTGAGAAATTGAACAGTCTCCTAGTGTGATAACCTGAAGCGGCTTCACCCGGAGTTCCAACATTCACAATTCCTTGATTGTAATTTGCCATTTAGGGCTCCTTGTTATATTTGTTTTCTATTTGAAATGCTCATAACACCTTTCCAAACATCCTCTAATTCATTAGGTTGTTCAGGGGCAGAACCTTGAACCACACCAGCCGTAGTTGGAATGGTCTTAGTCTTTTGAACAGCTTCTAAGTTTGGCGATACTTTTTCTTCTCCACCTTTATGCTTTCTGTACACATCAACCAACAAGTCCAAAGGAAGTTCTTCTCTTGGTGTCGTTGCAAACTGTATAAAATCATCAGCCATATTCGGGTCTGTAATGCCATGCTTACTAGCTAGGTCTTGCTTTAGGTTGTTAATTGCCATTTGTTGCTGAAACCCTGCCATCTGTTCTTGAACAGCTTGCTGAGCAACAGTCTTTTCTTGTTGCACCCTCATCTCATAAGAGGGAGAACCCGGCTTGTAATAAGCTTCCCAAGGGTCAAAAGAATCTTCTGCAACCTTTGGTTCTTCTTGCTTACTAGCCGTATTACCACTAAGTGTGTTTCTCATAGCCTCAACAACATCGGGTCTGTCTTGTAAAACTTTTCCCAACTGTTGATACTTACGAAGCTCCTCGACTTCGTTATTGAGCTTATCATAATCAGCAGATTTCTTGTCATACATTGATTGAAACTTCTTAGCCTCATCTACGACTTCTTCTCCTGCAGGTGCTGGAGCTTCTCCTCCTACCTGTTCTGGCTCAACAACTTGTTCTAAAACTTCGCCTTCCACGCCTTCTATTGTGGTATTTTCGTGCATAGTGTTATCCATTATATTCCTCGATTTCTTTTAGTTAGCATCACCTAATTAAAGATGTCTGTAAAAGCAGAACCGGGAACTGTTCCCACTACTTCTGTTTTCATTAGCTTACAGCCTGTGTTTCTGAATCAACAATTCTTTTTAGATTATCAACTTGAACCTTAGTTTTAAACTTGGTATCATTTTTGATTTCATTAAGCCTGCTCTTGAACTTCTCAGTTTCAGCCCTCTTTCTTGAATTAAGCGTTTCACGCTCTGCAGTCTGGAGGTCTCCACTAAGTTTCTTAACTTGGCTTTCGAGTTGTTTGATATAAGATTGCATCTGAGCCATTTGGCCCTTTCGCTGTAAGACACCTTCTTTGTCAAAGATTTCAGTTTTCTTTAAAACCTCGACATCATCTACCAGATTCATTCTAAACGCCTCAAGGTAAAGCTGATACTCAGCCATTCTATTTGAGGGTAGAGTTGAACCGGATATGATTCTCACATCATAATGCCCCACCGTGATGTTGTTTGTGATGGCATTAATTTCCTGACTTTTATCATCATACATATTTACCGTAAACTGAGTAATATCATTGTTTGGCTGTACGATTCTAAATGTCTTGGAGTAAGTGTAATGACCCTTGGCTAGGTTGTATAAACTTTTACCTAACCTTGTCAAACTTCCTTCAATATCCCTTAACTTAGACTTGCCACGAGTCTCGCCCATTTCAGCAAGCATTGCAGTACCACGAACTGTTTCTGGAGCTGATTCTCTAAAACCCTGCATCAACTCTGGGATACCAAAACTTAAATCTATATAGTGCTCTATTCTACTCATTAAATTATAAAACTCTCCTGACAATGATTGTGGGGCAGGGAAATGAGGTGCACCGAACTCAGGGTTATAAGGTATGACAGCATTAGGCCTAGCCCAATCCTGCTCCAACTGCCCCAAATCATCTACGCTCCCCTCTGGAACCATAAGCTTTAGTCCAGCAGAGGCTTGAGCGTGTGAGAGAGTGAGAGAGAAAAGCTTATTTAAAAGTCTTTGTGAATCTTTTACTTTTGATATATCTGACTTTGGATAAGGTGTACCTGTCCAAATATTAGGAACTGGTATAATCGGGTATATGTCTGTATTCAATATCTGTTCGTACAAAAGAATATTACCTGCAGTTGCACAAACTTTAATTCTTGTTTGAGTTACCTCTACTATCTCTATCATCTCAGCTTGCATTAGCAACTGAGCATTTTCTGATTCAATAAACTGATTATACTTATCAACATCTAGTATAACTTCTGAACCATCTTGTTTGTTAAATACCCTATAAAAAGGTACTTTTACTTTCATGAACCTTTCTAGTATTCTATATTTATTAACCCTGTTGTATTCTGATTCATATGTAACATCTGGAGTAAAAGATTGAGAAGAGTTTTTTCTTCCTGACTCAGGATAATCTTCTTCATCATAATATGTTTCTAGGTCTTGTAAAAAAGGTTCAACTTGCGGATACATATTTACAAGCTGGTCTTCAGTTAGGATGGTAGATAATATAATACCAGATGCATCGTCTGCATAACGATGTCTTGAAGCAGGGTCTACATAAACTCTAAATGGGTCTACATAAGTATACTTAACTTCACCTCTTCCATAATCAGCTTCAGGGTCAATATATGCATACAAGTAACCCATACCTGCAGTAGCATAATCATGAACAGCTTGCTTGAATTGAGTATCTCCATCTGATATGTCCCATATATACTCAAGTATAGTTCTCCAAACATTAGA